GCTTTGTATCTAACGTTACCAGTATCAAAGTCTCCTTCCATTGATGTGCTCAATGGAGTTCTTGAAAACATTTTCATACCGTTTGGAACGTCTGTAATGATGTACCAAGAATCAGAGTCAGTTAAGAAATTATTCACTCTATAACCTTGAGGAATCATTCCCATACTGTTGATTGCATTGATGTCATTATCAGCTGTCTGAGTTCTACCTTGAGATTTCATCAATCTCTCAGCATTGAACTGATTTGCAGAAGGAATTATCATTTTAACTCCTTTAGCTGCAATTCTCAAACCTCTTTCGTCCGTCATTGCAGCGATGTCTATTAAAGACTGCTCCAATGATGTTTCGTTAAGGTCCGCTTGAGTTGCTAAAGTGTTTGCAACATTTGGTCCAGTTGAGCACGGGTGTGCTGTACTGAATAATGCTACTGCGTCACCTGTTTTGAACGTAGCTACCGAAGGTAGACCATTGTTCAAAGGTAATGCACCTTTAACTTCTTTTGCGTTAGACATAGATCTTGCCAATGCTTTTGTGTATCTAGAAGCTAGTCTATCGTAGAGATTATCTTCGATAGCTTCTTCTGTGATAGCGAAAGCAAGCGCGATCGTTTCCATTGTGTAACGTGCAGTGTAGGTTTCTTGCGCTTCATCGTATGAAATGCCTTGACCTTCTGCTTTTACATCTGCGTTCGCAAAACCAGATAACATAACTTCTTCTTCAAAAGCTCTGTCAGATGATTCTGTAACGTATATTTCAGCGTGTTGATTATCATAACGCTTGTACTCCAGCCCAAATAGTGCATTCAGGCCTGGTTCTAGTTCTTTAACTAGCTGTGCTCGTGATATTGCCATAATATGCTCCTATTATTGCCAAGTTATTCCAGCCGGTGTGGTACTTATGTTTTGTAAGTATTGGTTAAGGTTGTGAGCAACGATAACGCTTCTATATGCTGCGTTTTGATCGTTCTCAGGATCCTCAGCCGATCTTAACAATCTCCACTGATTGTTGGCTATATGCTTGGATGTCTCTGTGATTGTTGAACTAGACTGTCCAGAAATTTCTGAACCAGCTGCAGTTACAGTTAAACCCATGGTATAACCGTAGACAGCTTGCGCTGCTGCTGCATCAATTGAACCAACGAAAAGTTGGAACGGATTGTCTAATACAAACGCCGTAATATCTTCAGAGTTTGCCGGAGTAATTGGTTGATTGTACCAGTTCGCCCACGTCGGTTTTAAAGTCGTCGCAGCGTTATAAAAGATACCATTCAACGTACCAATACAAGTATTGGTAATAGCAGCTTGCGCAGTTTTGATATATCCCACTTTACTCTGCACTGCAGAGCCTTGAAATAAATCAGTGTCATACGCAGCATCTATATAGTATTTGCCTTGTCCTTGAGTAGATGGTGTTGAACCAATCGTACCTACAGGAATCAAACCAAAACCACTAGTGTTTCTATTTGCCATAGTATTACTCCTTAAAGTTTATAGTTTCCTATAAACAGATTAATTAAAAATCGATGATAGGCGTTACGCCGTAGAAATAAAAATTACTTCTTTGTACCACCGAAGGTTACGCGAGATTGTCGATCAATATTGATCGGCATACTCTTATGTTGTTCCCTTAGTAAGTCGTTATCTATAGCTTCGTCTTGACCGTCAGTTTGTTTTTTCTGATAGTCAACTCTTTGCTGCGCGAGTTCTTCAGGTATCCTAGCCAACAATAGGCCTCCTACTCCAATGACTCCAGCATATTTTCCGTCAGTAATGACAGGATAATCTGAATCATTATATTCGTCAGCTCTCACTAACTCATATCCAGATCTCAATCTTCCGTAAACATTTTTACCGTCGATGAAACCCTGTGATTCAGCTCTAATCCAACGGTGTCTATAACCGTCAGGTGGTGCTGGTGCATCCAGAGAGGATGGTGGCTTGTACTCTTTAGGACGTTCAGTTTTAGTCCGAGTCGTAGCCGCACGAGAAGTTATTTTTTCGTTTTTTTTCATATGCTTATGCTCCTTCCGTGAGTTTTAATTGTTTTGCATACTCTTCGAGTGGCACTCCTAATTTTTTTGCAATGTGCACCTGTGAAGAAGTGAGTCTCACAGTTTTGCGTCCTTGTTTTACGCTTCTATTCGCAGAAGCCACCGACTGAACGGGTTTGGACGTATTAATCTCATTAGTACCAAATTTATGCGGAAAGTCAACTTTAATTCTTTTATCGATTTCTACATAGTATTCATTGGACTTGGGATCAAAACCTTCTTTTTCTACTAAATCCTTGTGAATTTCAAAAGCAGTAAAAGTCATGGCTCGATCTTTTCCGAACCATGTATTTCTACTAGCCCAATCTTCAGCTTGTGGATCTGCTTCAGGAAGTGATCGTGGTGTTTCTTGTGGTAATTTTCCGCCATCAGAAAGTTGAACGGGCTTCTCTTGTAAAGTTGTTTCTTTCCGTTGCTCTAGTTTTGCATTATCAAATGCAAGCGTTGCAATTCTTTTGTTTGCTTGAACTTGAGCAGCAGCATCTCCAGCTTCAATGGCACGCGCTAATTCTGTTTGCGCAGACTCCATACCACTTTTAATACTATCCTCAAATTTTTTAGTATAAGCCGAATCAACTTTTTGAAATCTATCCTGGTCGACTCTTCTTGCTTTTTCTAAAGAAGAAGCATATTCAGTAGCAGCCGCTTCTCTACGTTCTGCTTCTCTCATTTTTCTTGTGAGTTTAGCAATCCGCGATTGAACGCCTTTACTATAATCTTCTAATTTAGAATCATCTTTGGGTGTTTCTTTGGGTGTTTCTTTTTCAACATCCGTGATGCGTGGTTCTTCGTCCTTGGTTTCGACAACAGCCTCTTCCTTAACTTCTTCTACTGCTACCTCTTTTTCAGGCCCTGAGGTATCAATATCAACCAGTTTTTCGCTGGGTTTTATTTTTTCTTCTTGTGGCATAGTTTCCTCCTATGGTTAATATTTGTGCAGGATATCTGTTGGATCCTGTACGGTTGCTAAAACTTCATCTTCATTTAAAAGACGAACTTCTCCGCCTTCAATTTCGATACGTGATCCTGCATAACGAGCAAAGACCACCCAATCACCGACCTTGCACCACGGACCATTCGGATATCGTTCTTTATCCTGATAACAAGCATCTCCCATCGCCAGAATGTTTCCACACTGTGAGGCTACTTGTTGTCTGTCTATGGTTTCAGATCCGATTAAAAGTCCTGCATCAGTTTTTTCTTTCATTCTGAAAGGTAAAACCAATAGTCTCCAACCGGTAGGTTTAGGTAATTTTGTAGTTTCTTTAGTAATTGTTTTTGATTTTTTTACGCCCACCAATTCCTTATTTGGAAGGTGGATCTTTGAGACCTCGTTGGAGGTCGATAACGGTTCCTGATTGCTTGCCATTTAGCTCCTTATCATGTTGCAGGTTAGAGATTTCCTGTCGCACTGATTCCAGTGCATTAATTTGTCCTATTATATACTTATAAGTTTCCATACTGTCAACCCCTCCGGACGTTACGGAAATTGCCAATTGATTAATTCGTCTGTCTAATGCTCTTGAAAGTTTGTAAAGAATTTGTTCTGGTTCCATATTATATTAAAGCAACTACTCTTAAGCAGTCGGGGCAACTTTTTTTAAATCTCAAATGAGATCCGCAGTGTTGAACTGATTCTTTTATTTCTTCTTTAACAGCAGTGGTTTCTTCTAAAACCAATGATTCTTCTTGCTTCCCAAATAGGGATTTCCATATTTTTTTAAATATATTCATTACTTAATTTGGCAACCAACTTTTTTGCCTTTAAGAACTGCGCCACCACCTTTATAGCCTTTATTCAATTCGCTATGAACTCTGCTTATTTCAGCTCTTCTGTTTCTGTTTGAAGGTTCAGCTTCTACACGACCTAGTTCTTCTAATAATCTTGTTCTTCCACCACCTCGATAACCGGCTCTACCACCTTTTTTCATAAAGCCCATTTTATTTCTTACTGCTGTAGGTAATTTCCCTAAAGATTTTTTCTTATTTCCTGGTACTGGTTTCATTATGAACTCCTTTTCTTAGCCATCTTCTTAAATGTCTTTGCTAACGCTTTTGCTCGTCCAGTGCAACCTTTTTTTGTAATCGGTGTACATTTTCCTTTAGTTCCACGTTTTTTAATTGATTTATTTACGTCTTGTATCCAGCCACCATTTTTCATAGCAACTCGATCTCCACCATTCGTATAACCATTGGCAAAATGACCTGCAGGAACACCATATCCTGGTACTGCTGCTAACGGATTTGCTCTAGTCCACTTGCTCATTATTTTGGGTCCTTCATTTTGTCTATTGATGTTTTGAATTTTTTTACTCCAGTTCTAATTGCATCTTCAGCATCGTCAGAACCTTTTTTTATTTTTGCTTTTAACTTGTGAAGTTTAACTGCGGTTGATTCACCTTTGGTTAATTTAGGTGCAACACTTTTAATAGCTCCAGCAACTCGTTTGCCTTTTAACAACAGATTAAGCCAAGCCACGACTATTTGTCCATTGTTGAAACAGCAGAATACGCTCTTTTGCCAGCTGCTTTTTCAGCACCTTTAGACTCGTCTCTTCGATCTTTAAAGCTTTGAGATTTTTTACCATCTCTTGCACCTAAAGATTCATCGAGTTTGTCGTTGTATCCCTGCTTCTTAGCAGTTTTTCCGCCTTTATAGGGGAATCTTACTTTGTAAGGTCTACTTCCAAAATCATTTCTCATAATTAACTCCTATCGTATTTATTAAACTAACGCAATCTATTTTTTAGGTCCACCATTACGGAAGATCTGAGTTCCCTTAATGCCAAAAACGCTCGCTACGACCAAAATCCATAAATTTGTAAACCATTTCGGCAGATTTGAAAAATACTCAAAAAAGATTTCTATCTTCTCCATCGCTGCCGGATCCTCTGTCCACACCGACCAAGCGAGCACAATTATCGGGAGTGTCAAAATCGCAAGAACGATTTCGTCCTTGTAGTCGTTTTGTCGGGCTTCTAAAAGTTTGCCCTGGTAAGATTCCTCACCAGAGGCCATACGCTGAGCATGCATAAGCTGTGCATCAGACATAGCCATCTTTGTCTTTTGTCTATTTGAATAGATTTTACTTCCAGCTTGTAAAGCTATCTTAGCTAATCCGAACCAAGCCATATTAGAACCAAGTAGCTTTTACAGGTTTTCTAGTCTTTGTGCCTTTAACCGTTACCGTGTCGCCTTGAGCAATATAATTTCTTCCTCTAATAGTCGTTTTAGATCTTGGATCTAAATGAATATTTTGAGAAGGGATTTTAATATTAACTCCGCCACTAGCGTAACCGTCTTTGTTTACTCCAACTGGTTTTGTTATTTTCATATGTTTCTCCTAATTTTTTATACCCTAACTACGAGGGCCTTTCAAGGTTTTAACGTCTTTAGCCTTCATTTGATCTGAAGTCAACTTAACATCTGCCGATATCAATGATTTCTCAATGGACGTATCAGCTCTTAAATTAGCTAATTCTTCGTTTTGTTGTAATTTTTCTTTGGCAAGTTGTTGTCCTTGTAATAATTTAGTTTTATCAAGATTAATTCTAGCGTCATCTTCTTTAATTTTACGTTCTTCTTCTATCGCTTTAAGATCAACTTCTCTTTGTTTTAATTTAAGCAATGGATCATGATCAAACTGAGAAGTAATTGTTTTTTCTTCCTTCATAAACTCTTCAGTCATATCTGCAATTAATACCGCTTTTCGAGCTTCGATTTTTTGAGAGATTTGTTGAAGCTGTTGTCTTACCTGTGGATTCTGCGTAGCTGCTTGTTGTAATTGTGGTAACATTTGAAATTCTTGTTGAAACTCTAATTGAACTTGTTCTTGAGCCATTAAAGAAATGTGTTCTAAAACATTTTTTTCTAAAGCTGCTGTTACACTTGGATTATTTCTGACAAAATTAGTTGCCATAAAATATAAGTGAGCCGTTACGTGAGCTCTATGATCTTGACCTGGAAACGCTTGAAACGGTTTCATACCTAAGGCATCAATGTGTTCGATCGCTGGATCTTTAGGTTGATTCGGTGGAGGAGGTGGTAAAATTCTATCAATATCTTTAACTCCAATCGCAGTGTACATATTTCTATAAGCCATATACATATTATGCATTTGTGGACTGGATTGAGCTAATTGTAATTGTGTCTGAGCCATTGAAATTCTTTGAGACATTGAAAATATATTGGGGTCGGCAACCGGTAGTATATCTACCTTGTCATCAAAATCGGTTTGTTTAACATTTCTGGCTGCGCCCACCACATCATAAGGATATTCAGGAGGTAGATAGGTTTTAAAAACATTAGCTAGTAATTTAAATTCTTGTTTAAGGGAAACGTACAGTCTTTTATGGATTGCTGACATTACTCTTGAACCACGTTCTAAAAGAGCCACGGTCGTACCAACAGCGGCCTGTTGATTCCCGTCCCCGACCTGCATGTCAGCAATGGACGCGAATCTTTGTCCTGCTTGAACTACAATCCCCATCAATTGCAATAACGTTTGCGATGGTTCTTTATAAGGTAAGAATACAAAAGCATCTTTTAGATTACCACCCGGAGTGTCAACATCTTTAAATTCTCCAGGTTGTATATTAGCGGCATCATCTTTTACTCTGACACCTCTTTGTTTAAATCCTGCTGGCAGGTTAGATAATGTACCTGCGTCTAATAATTGGCGGAGTGCAGCTGTTGCAGTTCTGCTTAAACCGCCAATCATGTGAATGAGTCCAAGGCCATAAAATCCTAGTCCTGGCAGAAATTTGAAATGGACAAAATATTGGATTTTTATTTTCTTTGGATCATTGGGCGCAAAGTTTCGTCTAATAGACAAAACTTTCCTACTACCTTCTTCGATGGTTACGATGTAAGGTAATTTTATTCCGGTTGGTTCTCCGTCGGGACCAACATCTTCGAATCCTTCTAGATCTAGATTAACGTGGCATTCTAGAACGGTATACATAGGTTCGTCTCTTTGGGATTTTGTAATTCCTTCTACTTCTCTCTCTTTTTCTTTAAGCTCATTAGTAATAGTGCCTTGAGGTTTTGTGAGTTCAATATCTGAATAAAATCCCGCGACTTGTTGCTTACGCAAGTCATTTTCGGAAATTTTTAGTACATGGATGACCGCTTCCGCATCGTCTAATGAGGTAGCCGTATACGGAACAAC